AGAATCGGTTATTCTATTTTTACCAGTTCCAGGTACACCCATAATTACATAAGCAACTGTTGTTGTATGTAAATGCGTCATATGATATGCTAAATCGTGCAAAAATCTAACTTGTTCTTCTTTTACAGGAAACACATTATCTAATATAATTTTGATAGTTGTTGGTATTTCAACATCTAAATGTGAATTGTCTTCTAATATATCTAATAAATAACCACTTCTATTAAAAAGGTTATATCTTCTATTACCATCTATGTTAGTAAAAAATCTTCTTGATTCATTAACATCGAATACGTTACGACGTTCTACTATCTTATCTTCAGTAATTATACTTTTCAGCTCTTTCACTTCGTCTACAGTAAGCTCTAGCTCATTACCACGATATTTATTAACTAGTCTAACAATATCATTTCTTAAATCGTTTATATTTCTAGATTCAATTGGTGATTTTTCAAAAGAATCATAAACTTTATATTTTTTAGCGCCAGAGCTATCAACCCAATACTCTATTTCATATCTGTCTATAAAATTATTGTGAACCTCATCTTGTATTTTATTATACTTACTTTCCCAATTCTCTTCAAACTTCCAATACTTCATATTACCATTCACACGATTTTGGAATAAATTAGATTCATGTGCATCATTATCAATATCTAATTTATAAATTTCAATATGTAGTTTTCTAAAAGTATCAGTATACGTTTTTTTATTAATAGTTGGCGATTTAGATAATAATGCACCAAAATATACTAATTGATTATGTCGTTCACCTTCTATCGCACAATTTGAAAACTTACTATGTTTTCTTAAATTCTTCATAAACTCATAATCTTTAGAGTAGAAAATATTCTTTAATTGCTCATTTAAATTTTTTCCAATAATCTTACTATTCAAGAATTCTTTAATAGTATAAAACATTGGATATCTAAATTCTACATCACTGTCATCTCTAATTGCTTGGGATAAGGCATCATCGAAGTTATTATCCTGTCTAGCTGCTAACTTCTCTAAAAGGATATCAAGTAAGTCTTGTGGCATTGGTTCAAGTGCAACGCCTTCATCATGAAACATTTCATAACTATCATTGAATGGATCTGCAAATGTTAAACCACCTGATAAAATATCTGTTTTTTCTGCACCCATTATTTTAGTTGTTAAATTCTTATTATAAGTATAGTATAGTTGATACCCTTTAAATGTCTTAACAATATAGTTACACATATTACTTAATGGTCTACCTAATGCTTTTTCATATGCAGCAGATTTCTCATAAGAATCTATATCAACGATTGTGATGTTCGAAGTTATACCGGTCATAATTGCAACTGCTTTATGATTATTAACGTCCCAGTGTTTATCTATATTAAACATAGACTTCTGATATGTTTGCCAGTCAACCCCTGGAGGATTTACTTTTTTACCTGTCGTATAATTACGTTTAAAATACTTTAAAGGAATTAAATTCCACCTAAAAGTATCACGTAAATATTTAGCTCTTTCTTTAGCGTTTATTTGCATATTTTTACCTCTTATTATTTGTTTAATTTGCTAACAATTTGACTCATGAAAAGGTCAACATTTTACAAACTTTGTAAGTATAACAATTTAACAATTAAAAATATCTTAATCAACTTTATCAACTTTTATTGAGTAGCATAAAATAAAATGTTACATAGTGACTATTTAAGTAAATGTTACGAAGTTGTAACAAATGTTACGTTTTTATATTGCTCCTTAGAGAAAGTATAAAAAGTGTTAGTTTCTATACTTTATTGACTTTCTCTATGGTGATTATATAAAAGTGTAACATTTGTTACATTCCTATTTTTTGGGATTTGTTAAATTTTTTTAATTTTTAATTTTATTTTATATAAAATTGTTAGTTTAGTAGTTTATATCTTAGAAATATGATTAATTAAACTATATGATTAATTGTTTATATCCTATAAAATTAGATATAAAATTGTTCTATTTAAAAGCTCGTAAAATCGTTAAGTTTTTTGTCAATTTTATACTATAATTTAACACCCTAAAATCTATCAATTTTATACTATGATTTGAAGCTCTTGAATGATTGATCTTATATTTCATTTAATCTTAATTTAATCTTATGTTTATTATAATTGCTGAAATGAAATTATGAAAGGAAATGAATGGCAAAGAAAGTTGCAATTAGAGCTACATTACAATTGTTTATGGATGCAGATACAAATAAGGCCATTGATGATGCATATGCGATAGGTACAAGCGTTGACGACTTAGCTAAGACATATAACTGTTCACATAACACTATGATGGTTATCATTGGTATGATTGGTTATCCTGTTGAGAACTGGTGTAAGTCAAGGATAGAGAAGCAGCTAGAGAATGTACAAGAGATATTGAATAGTAGAGTTAAAATAAGATAGTTATAAGGCGTTTGAAGTACAACCCCTACACTATGCATCAAATTATTTCTTTGATAGCCTTGTAGGCTCTTAGCTTTATTTTGTTAAGGTACTGTGGGCATATGTGGGGCTTTTGAGAAAAGTTCAGATGTCGTTTCTTCGTGATTTTTGAATTTTTTTATTTAGGGTAACATTAAACTATCACTTTTACTATTTTAGATTTTATAAAAATTATAAGTTCAGGTAACATTAAAATAGTAGAAAGGATTACCATGGAAAAAAGAAAAGAAGAACTTTTAACTATTGTTGAATTTTGTAAAAGAACAGGAAAGAACAGGACTTATTTTTCTAAATTAAAACGTGATTCCAAATATAATAATATTTGGACCATGCCTGACAAGAAGAAAATTAAATATCTTGCAGCTTGTGAATTTTTAGGTTATCCTCTTGACAAATTAGCTCCTGAAACAAATGAGAGTAAAATTGCAAAACTAGCTTATGCAAAAAAGAGAACTACAAAAATTGTTAAAAAAGATATTCCAAGTGTTGAGGTTAAAAAAGTTAAGAAAAAAATAAAACCTGAAGACTTAGAGGATTTTGATCCTACAACAGATGCTATTTCTTTGTTAGATCAAATTATGTTAGTTATTAATGATTCTACTTCAGATGTAAGTTGGGAAAAATTACAAAACTTAGAGAACAAAGCTAAAATTTTAAAAATATATTTTGCATCACAAAAAGAAAAAGTAAATTATGATAAAGAAATGAAGCAATTAATTAATCGTCCTACTTTAGAAAAAATAATAGGTTTTACAATTGCAGCAATTAGAACATCTTTAATTAATTTACCAAACAATTATGCTGTTTCTTTAGAGGGTTTAGATAAAGTACAAATTAAAGACTATGTTGCAGATGACATAAATCGTATATTATCAGGATTACAAGGTATAGATGAAAAGTTTGATGAGCTAATAGACAATTTAGAGGTATAAATGAAAGTTGAATGGGACAAAGTAAAAGATATTGTTATCACATTATTTAAAGAGTTTAAACCTAAACCCAGGACTGATGTTCTAGAATTTGCTAAAGAGCATGGATATTTATCTTCTGAAAATTCAGCAATAGTTGGCAGATTTGTACCCTTTCCTTATCAAGAAGAACCAATGAGGAACATGTCTAACCCTAAATATAAACTAATGGTTTTCTTAAAAAGTACTCGTGTGGGATATACCAGGATGATGACTTATGCAATAGGCTATAATATTTCAGAAGATCCTTGTCCGCAATGGATAATGCTACCAACCGACCCTAAAGCAAACGAGTTTTCTAAAAAAGAATTAAAACCATTACTTAGAGATTGTGCTAGAATTGGTGAAAGAATTTATAAAGATAAAGAATCAAATAATTTAAACTTTAAAGCGTATCCAAATGGTTATATTCAAGTTCTTGGTGGACAGACTCCAAATAATTATGCTTCAGCAACTATTAAAAAAATATACTTAGATGAATATGATAGATTTCCAGATGATATAGGCGGTGAAGGTGATCCGTACAAATTAGTTTCTAAAAGAACAGAATCTTTCTACGATGGTTGTGTTTTTATTGGTTCAACACCAACCGATGAAAGCTCTAAAACTTTTATAATGTTTAATAGTACTGATATGCGGTATAGATATTATCCCTGTCCTAAATGTGGTTTTGAACAACAGTTAGATTTTAAACAATTAGTTTGGGAAAAAGCAGAACAACAAGGTGTAATAGTACATCTAACAAATACAGCTAAATTTAAATGTCTTAGTTGTGGAGATTTAATAGAGCATAAACATAAGCGAAAAATGGATACTTTGGCTCAATGGCGACAAACACAAGTTTTTTATTGTTGTGGTGAGTGGCAAAAACCAGTTGATGAGAAAAATTGGAATGATGATGGTTTAGCAATTTGCAAATGTTGTAAAAAACCAGCTGATTATAATAATGCTGAAAGATTAAAAATAGGGTATTTTATAAATTCAATGATGTCGCATCAACCATCTACCACTTGGGTAAATATTGCTGAAGAGTTCGTCGCAGCAAAAGGTAATGAGTCTCTAATGAAAACCTTCAAAAATACTTGGCTAGCTGAAATTTTTGAAGGCAAAAAGATAGAGATTAACTGGCACGAATTGATGGAGCAACGAGAAACATACACGTTAATACCTGAAGATGTACTTGTATTAACAATGGCGGTTGATACACAAGGTGATAGGTTAGAATGGTCTATAAGAGGTTGGTCTAAGGGTGAAACATCTTATGGGCTTGATAAAGGTATTATTAACGGTGATCCAAATCTAAAAAGCACTTGGGAAAAACTGTATGAAGTTTATGAAAAAGTCTATACTCGTGATGGTGATGGTGTTGAATTTCAGCCTTATTGGGTTTTTATAGATTCAGGTGGGAATAGGACTGAATATGTTTATGATTTCGTAGCACGTGACGAATGTCAAGGCACATTTTGGGCGATTAAAGGTCTTGGGGCTAATTCTAAAAATGCACAAAATGATAACAAAGAATATGTCAAATTATCAAATAATGGTGACGTACGAGTACCATTAATGCTAATTGAAACTATAAGATGTAAAGATTTATTATATGAAAGATTACAGAAAAAACCTGATGAAGTAGGTGCGTTACATTTTAATATGCGTTTTGATAATGAATACTTTGAACAAGTAACTTCTGAGAAAAAAGTATTTACTAAAAATGCTAAAGGTTATTTAGTTGAAGAATATCATAAACAGAGAGAGCGAAATGAAGCAGCTGATTTAGAAACATATCATATTGCTTGTATTAAAATGATGCAAAAACAAGATTTATTAGATTTATCAATTTAATAATAGTTTAAGTACCACTTGATTATAATACTTCATATCAAATATATAAATCATACTTGATTAGTTAAAAGATTAGAAATAGTAGTAATTTCATTGTTTACTATTTTTTTTAATATATTTCATTTAAAAAGAGGACTGCCTTCCTAGCTTGAAAACCTCTATAAAAAAAGCTGACCTAAAAGAATACTTTTTTATATAATCAAATGAGACTCAGGTCTGTTCATTTGATTATATTTACTAAACCTCTAATAAATAAAATTCATTTTAATCTTAGTTTAATTAAATTTATGTGATAATTCTTTCATCTAAAAACAAATAAAAAGGTAAAAGATGACAATTAATTTAACGCAAGAAGAACTGACTTTAACTATTAAAACTATCGAAGATAAATTAAATATATATCGGTCTAAACAAGAAATATACAAACTTAAAAACCAATACGCTTCATTTAAAATAAATATTGAGATAACAACTCTTGAAAGAGTTTTAGTTGTTTATAAAAGTGTAAAGTCTAGAAATGATGTTAAATCAGCACTAGAAGCTATTGTTAATTTAGGAAAAACTCCAATACCTATTTTTATTCACCAACCAACTACGAGTAATTATAAAAGTGTAAAATCTAAAAGTAATATTAAATTAATATGTTCGGGACAATGCAGAATACCAGACGACTTATGCGAAGTTAAGAATATCAATCAAGCATGTACAAGAGTTAATCCATTACCAAATAAAATAAATATTGTTTCAAATTTTGGTCAAGCTGAAAATACTAGGTTTAGAATGTTATATCAAGGTGATATTAAATAATATTATAGTAATAAAGCTATTTTTATGATATAATTTCCGTAAAAAGGATAACTATGGCTTCAACTCTTGCTTTATTAGCACTTAGAAATAATACAACAGAGTTAACTTTAGCATTAGATAATTATGAACAATGGTTTAACGCTTCACAGGCTTTAGCTACAAGTGAATCTTATGAGATGATGTCATCAACTGGCGCTAAACGTAGACTAACTAGAGCTAATGCTTCAGAGGTTGAAGGTATGCTTATTTTTTGGGATAAGAAAGTACAATCTGCACAAGCTGAAGAACTTGGAAATGATATTTCTTCTGTTAAATTTTATGAAGGACAAACTAGATGCTAAATACTTATGATAAATTAAGGTCTTACTTTGACCCTGAATACGGTGCTAAAGCTGCTCAATTAAGACATGTTACGAATTTACTTAATAATGGTTCTATTTATGATTCACAAGTCCCTACAGCTAACTATAACATCGGTTATGATGTAGATGAAGAAGAAGAAATAGAAGATTTAGAAGGTCTTAGGAATACTTCAAGAGTTAAAGATAGAAATAATGGTTTTGTAGCTGGTATAACTGAAGCTTCTACAGATCATGTTATCGGTACAGGCTTAGTTGCTAAGTCAACTTTAAATAGACGATATTTTACAAAATTAAATTATAATGAACAACAGCAAAAAGATATTGAAGATAGTATTGATGATTATTTTCTCAATTGGTGTTTTTCTGATTCAGCAGACGTTACAAACTTAAATGATTTTTTCTTGCAACAAGCTTTAGCTTATAGAACTTGGAAAATTGACGGTGAATGTTTTGGCACCCTAATGGTAGATACTGACAAAAAATTAAAATTAAAATTAATTGGAGCTGAACATATCCAAGGTGGACCCGCTGAATTTAAAGAGGGAATTAAAGTAGATGTCAATAGAAGACCAATTGCTTATAATGTAAAGCTTAGAGATAATAATACAATTATTATTAAAAATTATGCTAATAAACAAAATATGATTCATTTGTTTAGACGAAAAAGAATCGAAGTTTTAAGAGGTGTTCCATTTTTAACAAATATAATGATTGATGTAGATGTTATTGATGATTATATGCGTTCAGAATTAAAAGCTGCTAAATTAGCTGCAACTTTTATTGGTTCAATTAAAACTCATGCTGTAGAAAACATTTTTGATAAAAAAGTTACATCAAGTACAAGCGGCGATTTAACAGGTACAGGAAAAAAACCAATTAATAACCCCGGTATTGACCCTAATAAAAGAGTTTTTAAAGAAGCTACAATTACACAACTACAACCAGGTGAAGAGTTGATTATTCATGATCAAAGTAGGGATAATCCAAACTTTGATAAAGTTGTAGATACAGCTCTTAAAAAAGTTTCTTCATATACAAGAATGCCGTTAGAAATAATACTAACTATTTTTACATCTAGTTATTCAGCTTCAAGAGCTTCAATGCTATTGATGGGAGTTTTTACAAGAAGAGAAAGAAAAATTTTTAATAATTGTTTTAACGATATTATTAGAGATCAGGTTATAGAGTATGGCGTTTTAAAAGGTGAGTTAATTTTACCTAACTTTGAAATTCATAAAGAACAATATTTAAAATGTGAATGGATTGGCGATTCTATCGGTTCGGTTGATCCTGTTAAAGATACTAAATCTAAGGTTGAACAAATTAAAGCTAGATTGACAACATATGAAAAAGCTACACGAGATTTAGGCAATGGTTCTTTTGAAGATAATATGAATAATTTAGAAAAAGAAGAAAATATGCTAAAATCTAAAGGACTGTTAACTGAGATAGTTGAAGTTGCAGCACCAATTAAATAAAAAGGAGAAACTAGTGGAAAATGAGTTAGATTTTATGGGAATAATTGGTTGGGATATTATGCCAGACCAATTTTCAAGAGATTTAAAAGCCTTTAACGGCGAAGATGTTATATTAAATGTTGGTTCAGGTGGTGGCTATATCTCAGATGGTATAAGCATTATGAATACTATTAATGCTTATCCTGGTAGAGTTACTGCAAGAATCTCTTTTGCAGCGTCAATGGCTACACAAGTAGCTATGGTGTGTGATAATGTAGAAGTATATGAGAATGCTGTATTTATGATTCACGAAGCGTCAGGTGGTTCATATGGTCGTGCTAGAGATATGGTCGCAAAAGGTAATCTATTAAATAGTTACAATAAAATGCTAGCTAGAAACTATGTTAAGAAAACTGGTAAAAGTGAAGATGAAATAGCTAATTTAATGGATGCTGAAACTTATATGTTCGGTCAAGAAATTGTTGATGAGGGTTTTGCAGATACTATTATTGCAGCAAAAGTTGATAGTGAAACAGATTCTAATATTTTAAAAGATTTAGCTATGAACATGGTTAAAGATTGTGAAGCCAAGTTAAATGAGAAACCTGAGACAGTTGAGAAACTAGCTGCATGTATGGATTCAATTAAACCTAAATTAAAAGAAGAAATTATCGTTATTGATGAAAATATTAAAAAAGATGATATAATTGTAACTGTAATAAAAAAAGAAGAAGGAGACTTAAATATGGATGAAGAAATTCAAGCTGCATTAACAGCTGATCGTGAAAGATGTACTGCGATTATGTCTTTAGGTTGCTCAGCTGAAATGGCTACAAAAGCAATTAATGAAGGCAAATCTGCGGGTGATGTTGCATTAGAGATTATTCTAGCTGATAAAAAAGTAAAAGAAATTAATCTTAAAAACTTTGAAGAATCTGGAAAAGAGCTTAATCTTGATTTAGATATTCCTAATGCTAGTAACAAATCAGCTGAGCAGTTAGCTATTGAAGCTGCTGATGAAGCGTTTTATTCTGAAAGAAAAGGGAAATAATTATGGCTGTAGAAATATTAGAAACAACTACAGTTGCTTATCAAGACGTTATGAAAAGAGTTCATGATAGACAACCTGTAATGCTTAAAGCCGCTACTACTTTCACAACTGGTGATTTAGTAACAACTGGTGCTACTCAATCTGGCGGTTTTTATGTTGCTGATAAAGTTGCTGCAACTGGTGCTGTCGGTGAAAGATGCTATGTTTATTTAGGTGAAACTAAATTAATAGGTGCAACGCCTGAAGCTGGTGTTGTTTATACAGGTGAGTTCAATATTGATAAAATTAACTTCACTGGTGCGAATACTGCGATTAATATTCAAGGTGTTCTAAAAGCAAATGATATTATTTTAGAAAAATGGGGGACTGCATAATGTTTGAAGATTTAGTTAAGTATACGTCTAAAGCTGTAGAGTCACGAAGAGTAGTTGAAACTTTCTTTGGTAATTTCTTCGCTATCAAAGACTATCACGGTGAATCAATTGTTAAGTTTGATTCAAGAGATGTTGCAAGAGGTATTGCGCCTTATGTTGCACCAACAGTTAAAGGTAAACCTGTTAAAATAGCTGGATTTAGTTCTAATATTTTAGAACTACCAACAATGAAACCAAACGAAGTTTTAACGAACGATGATATTAAAAAAAGACCATTTGGTGATACTGTTGACACAAAAGTTAGTAAGTCAGCTAGAGCTAGAAAGTTCGCTACTGAGATTACAGATAGAAATATGGCTAAAATTGATGCAAGATTAGAGCAAATGAGAGCTGAGGAAATCTTCACTGGTAAGTTAATAATCAAAGGTGATGGCTATGATCATACAATAACTTTCCCAAGAAGAGTTGCAAATATTGTTGATTTAGGTGGTAGTAAATATTGGGATTTATCAACTTCAACTGTTGGTAAAGATTTTGGAACAATGATAGCTTTAGCTGGCGAATATGGTAAATCAATTTCTCATGTTGTTGGTAGAATTGCTACAATGGAAACAACTGTTGCTAGAATTAAAACTGAAGAAGGTGCTAACTACGTAGATTCTTCTGCTCAAATGCAAAACATTACTTTTAAATCAATGGCTGATGTTGATGGTGCTATTTATTATGGTAAGTTTAGAAATGTTGAGATGTGGGGTTATGATGGAAATTACCAAGATATTGATGGTTCTTGGAAAAAATCTGTTCCTGACAAAAAAGTTGCTTTTATGGCTTCAAAAAACTTTAATGAAGAATCATATGGTTATGCTGGTGATGTTGAAATTGAGTTAGGATTAAATACTAAAAATAAAGTAAAAAATTCTAATAATATTATTACATCAATTAAACCAGATGATGTTTCTGTTGAGTTTGAAGCTCAATTAACTGCTGCACCTTTAATGAAAGATGGCGATACAGCTATCATCGTTACTGTAATTTCTTAAGGAGAAACTTAGATGTCTAATAAAATAAAACTTATTTTATTAGCTTCTACCTTTATTGGTGGAAGCTTAGTAAAAGCCGATGGTTTACCCATTGAAATTGATGAAAATAAAGGTAAAGAACTTTTAGAAAAAGGTATTGCTAAAGTAGAAGGCCAAGAAATTAAAAATTCCAACAATGGTTTAGCAAAATTAGAAAGCGATTTAGCTGAAAAAGATAAAGATATCGAAGTGCTTATCATAGTAAATGAGGATTTGTCTAAAGAATTAGAAGATCTAAAAGCTGAAAATGAAAAATTAAAAGCTGAAAATGTTGCATTAAGTGACGTAGTATCAAATACAGACCCTAAAATCGTTAATAAAAAATTAACAGGTAAATAGAATGGCATTAATTACTTTTAAAGATACACTTGACACAGATATGACTAATATGTTTAATACAAATGAGTTCGCTGTGAATTGCTTAAATACGCGTACGAGTTTAATCTTTGGGGTAGTTTTTGAAGAAGTTTCTATTAACGTTGATGGTGATGGCGTCCCTATTATTCTAGATAATCCAGTTATATATACAAAATCAAGTAATGATATTTTACAAAATGATATATTAACTATTGAAGGTATTAGCTACCATGTGGATAGAAAGCCTAAAGATGGTATAAACGGTATGGAGGTTTATCTTAAATATGCTTAAAAAAACTATAATTAGAAAAAAAATAAGAGATTTGCTTAAACTAGAAGTTACCTTAGTATCGAATAGGGTATATTCTGGTAGAACATTAGAATATCAAGATACTTCACTTTTTCCAGCAATCTCATTATATAATCGTAATGAAACTATTGATGAAGTTTTTCAAGGTCAGTCTAATAGATCATTTGATTTAGTTATTGTTGGGGCTATTTCGCATAAGAGTCATCTTGATTTAGATAATTTTGATTTTGATGAAGAAACTGAGAAGTTGCAATTTTTAATAGAACAAGCTATGTTTAAGATAAAATTTTCAGCTAAAGAAATTGGTACTGACAATTTTAATTTGTTTGAAAATATAGAATATAAAAATAGCATTATTAGTTTTGATGATAAAACAGGGCATAATATGGGTTTTACAAATATGACATTTGAGATTGTATATATAAATAGTGATGGTATAGATTACAGCACATTACCTGAATTTGATGAAATATCAAGTTACGAAAATATAGACATATTAGAACTGCAACCTATTTCACAATTATAATAAGGAAAATTATGTTAATTAAACTTATACCTACAAAAGGTAGAAAACCAATTAATCCTAAAACAATGAATCATTTATCAGAAAATGGTATTTTAGTTACTAAATTAGATAGATATTGGTTGGATAGATTAAATGATGGTGATATCAAGACTATTGATATGAAAATAAAAAAAGAAGGGGTTAAATAATATGGCAATTCAATTTAATGAAATCTTAAGGATGAATATTCCTTTTGTTCAAGCTGAAATAGCAAAACTTTTAAATGCTAGTGATGCAGTTAGTCAAAAATATACATCACTAATAATTGGTCAGAAAACATCGGCTGGTTCAGCTGAAACAGAAAAACCTATCCAAATTTTTACTGCTGCTGAAGCTGAAGCTAATTTTGGTGCTGATTCTATGTTGTATGCTGCTGTAAAAGGTTATTATGCAATTAATAAATCTGTTGAGCTAAGAGTTATCGCATTAGATGACTTAGTAACAGGTGTTAGTTCAACTGGCACAGTTACAATAGTTGGTACTGCTACAAAATCAGGTACATTTAACTTATATATTAATGGTAAGTTTTATAGAACAGCTGTTAGTGTTGGCGATACTGCTGCGATTGTTGCTACAAAAATTGATGCAGAAATTAACGATGATTTAAATTGTTTAGTTAATTCGAGTATTGCTGATGCAGTTATAACTTTAACTGCTACACACAAAGGTAGCTTTGGCAATACTATAAAAGTAATGATGAATTATAATTCTGATGAAACAACACCTGTTGGTTTAAGTACAACTATCGTTGCAATGAATTCTGGTGCAGGTGATCCTGATTTAACAGATTATGTTATCCCACATTTAGAGTTAACAGCTTACAATTTAATTGTAATGCCATATATTGATAATGCAAATCTTATTTTAGTTAAAGATGCTTTAACAGATAATTTTAAAGCTACTGAAAGATTAGATTCTTTCTTACTTGTTGGACATGAAGATACTGTTACTAACTTAAGTGCTAAAGTTGATGCTATTAATTCACCTTTTGTTACAATATTAGATACTAAATCAGCATTTATTACAGGTTTAGAGTTCGCAGCTAGAACAATTGCATATATCTCAGATATTGCACAAAGTAATCAAGGTGGTGGCTATTTAGGTACTGAAGTATTTGGCGTATTAGCGTTAGCACAAAGACCAAGAACTGAAAGAAATGTTTTAGCAGGCTATGGTATTTCAACAGTTACGACATTAGGAACTAAGATTTATAATGAAACAACAGTTACAACTTATATTAGAGATAATAATGGTATATTAAATGATGATTTTAGCGATTTAAGAGTTATGTTGACGTTATCTTATGTTAGATATGCTTTCATTGTTAGAATGTCACCGTATCAAGGTTGGAAAGTTGCAAATGATGCGGACATTGCTGCTATTGGAGCTGGTGCTAAAGTTATGACGCCTTCATATTATAAAGAGCTATTAAGCTTTATATATCAAACATTAGTATCTAATGCAGTTTGTATTGATATTAGTCTTTTTGAAGCTTCATTGTTAACTGAAAGAGACACTATTAATAGTAATAGAATCAATTCGCAAATGAGTGTGACAATAATCGGAGAACTTAGACAACAAGCGATGCAAATTAATTTCGCAGTTTAAGCTTTAAAACTAAGACTATTATAATTTTTTTAAATATAATAGTCTTTTAAATATAAAAATTATAAGGGATAGATTTATGGCAAATATTGTATCAATAAAAAGTTTTAGATTAAATGATATTAGATATCCAGTTACAGGTAATGCTACATCATTTACAGAGTCACGAGCTATTTTGACTCCAATTATAGACGATGCTTCAGGTGAAGTTGTTGGTCATACACAAGAGTTTCAAGGTGGTATGGTTAAATGTGAAGTAGCGTTAACAAATGCTGCTGATTATAAAGCTTTAAGAAATGTTTCAGAAGGTACAATCGTTATCGAATTAGTAAACAATATGACTATTACAGGTCAAAATGTTACTCAAATTGCAGCAAGTGAAGTATCACTATCTGAAGGTAAAGTAGCGTTGGAATATTCAGGGAATGTGAGAGTTAAATAGTTACTTACTATTTATATTTAAAAAGGGTAGGGGTATTTACTTCTACCCTTTTTTTATGTTTAATGTTAGTTTAATTAATATGATGTTAAGATTCTTTTATATCAAAACTTAAAAAGGAAATATAAATGTCAAAAAAAGAAGAAATTAAAACAGATGTTGAAAAAGCTGCACAATTAATTAGCGACACAGGCGCTTTTGAATTATCAAAAGAGATTGAAATCAAAGATGCAAATGACGTAAGTAAAAAAGTTAAAGTATTAAAAGTTTTAAAAGAAAGTGAAGTTTCAGGAGCTGTACTATTTGAACACGTTGATGCTGATTCTAAAAATCAAATTGGTGTATTAGGCTATTTAACTGGTTTATCAACTGCTGAACTACATCAACTAAATGCTAGAGACTATTCTAAATTGATGGCTTACATGGGAAACTTAATGTCATAGAGCGTTACAGTAAATGTTCTTTAATCTTTAAGATTTTTCATACTCAACCTTCTGAGTTGAAGAATCTTAGGATGATAGATAATCTCTATGAATTAGCAAAACAACATTTACCAAAAGAAAATACTTAAAATTATGATATAATATCCTAATAAAATTTTAGGGGATTATATCATGGCTACAATTGAACCGGCTATAGGGGTTATTAAGTTAATCGACAAAGCAACTACACCAATTAAATCAGTAATATCTTCTCTTAAAAGTCTTGGTACAATCTCAAAATCTGTAATTCCATCGGTTGATGGCACTCAAAAAGCAATTAATCGTTTAGGTAGAGTTAATGCTAACATCAAAAGAAACACATCTAATATACAAGGTCAAGCGTTAGCGACTGCTGGACTTGTATATTCTATGAAATCAATACTTCAACCAGCAATAGATTTTGAACAGGGTATGGCTGATGTAAAAGCTGTAATGTTTGGAATTAATCCAACTTCACAAGAAGCTATTTCAGGTATGAAAGCTTTAGAAGAACAAGCTAGAACTTTGGGTGGTACAACAGCTTATACAGCTACACAAGTTGCTGAAGCACAATTGTACCAAGGTAAAGCAGGGTTTACGGCTGCACAAGCTTTAAAAACTATACCACCTATTCTAAACCTAGCAAGTGCAGCAAGTGTTGATCTAGCGACGGCATCTGATGTTGTTTCAGATTTATTAGGTTCATTTGGTTTAAAAGCTGAAGATACAGGTAAACTAGTTGATATTATGGCAAAAGCTACCTCAGGTGCAAACGTTGATGTTGAAGGGTTATTTGAGTCTTTAAAATTAGCTGCACCTATTGGTAAATCGTTAGGTCAATCTGTAACAGATGTTACAGCAGCCGTTTCACTTCTAGGTTCAGCAGGTATTAAAGGTAGTTCTGCTGGTACAGCATTAAGAGCTATGATGTCACGATTAGTTAAACCAGCTGGTGATGCGCAAAAAGTTATTAACAAACTAGGGTTAAAATTTGTTAATCTTGACGGTACTATGAAGCCACTACCTCAGATATTGACTGAAATGGATAAAAAAATGGGCGGTTTAACTCAAACTAAGAAAGCCGCTGCATTAGTTACTATTTTTGGTCAAGAAGCTTTATCTGCTGCTAATATATTAATGGATGCTAATAAAACTGGAGCTATAACTAAATTTTCTAAAGATTTAGAGGATTCAGCAGGTGTTGCTGCACAAATGGCAAAAATAAGATTAGACACATTACAAGGTGATATGACTAATTTAGGTTCTGCTACAGAATCTTTAGCTATATCTGCTGGAACTTTCTTATCACCCGCCTTGAGGATAATTACGTCATTGATAACGACTATTACACAAGATATTAATGCGTGGGCTGATAAGAATGGTGATTTAGTAAAAACAGTAGGGATAGTTGCAGGTGCACTAGTTTTATTTAAAGTTGTTGCGTTAGCATCAACAGCTGCAATGTGGTTAATGACTCCTGCAATAAGTGCTGTAAGTGCCGCTTTAAAGATATTCCAAGTAGTTATGATAGTACTAAATGCTGTTATGAGTTTAAATCCTTTAGGCTTATTTATAATTGGTTTAGCAGCTGTTGTTGCAGGTGTTGTTTTAGCATATAAACACTTTGATAAATTTAAAGAAGTTGTTAAATCTATAGGTAAAACAATTTTAAGTTTTTTTGCAACACCTATCGAATATGTTTTAAATTTATTATCTAAAATACCAGCTACATTTTTACCTGATGGTTGGAGTAATTCTATAAATGAGTTTAAAACAACTTTAGCAACTATGAAACAGCCTGAATTACCAAATGTTACAGTGCCTAAAGTCGCAGATGCAACGGCTATTCAAAATATACAAGCAGACGTTAACCAATCATCACCTAAAGTTGAAAACAATGCTATAATAAATGTAAATGTTGCAGATGGTAAAGCCCAAACAGTAACAACTGAAGGTGACTTTAAGACAAAAGCATTCGTAAATAAAGGAGTACAACAATAATGCCATTATTTGATAGAAAAGAATATGATATAACTAGCTTTAAAGGTTTTCAAATTTATACAACTGGCACAGATATGTCAGCTGGTAAGAATTTAACTGTACATAGCTTTATAAATAGCGGTACTAAAGCTGAAGAAAACGGGAATAAAGAAAAAACATTTTCAATCACAGGTTATTTAATTGGTGCTGATTATTTAATACAGAAAAAGGAATTAGAGAAAGCTTTAGATTCAGCTGGTTCAGGTATCTTAATAGATAAATACTATGGTGAGCTAACCGTATTTGTAGATGATTACAGTTTTTCAGAAGCTAACACTATCATCGGTAGATGCAACGTCTCTATTAAATTTATAAAAGCAGAAGATAATTTAATTGTTATAAATAATAAATCTTTTACTAGAAACTTAGCTTTGAATTACAATGCTTTTAATGAATTTGAGGAAGGGTTTAATCCCTTTGTTGGAGTTGAAATGTTTCATGAATTTGTTAAAAAAATACAAACTATGTATAATGATTTATTTGCACCATTGAGGTATATATCAGATCAGATTGATTCTGTTACAAATGATTTCATAGCTTTAAAAAATATTACAACAGTCGGTGAAACATTTTCATTACCAGCAATATTCCAAAAATCATCTAATGGTTCTAAGTTTTCTAGTAATCAATCTGGTTCAGATAGCACATATGCAAGTTATGTTAATTCTAATAGTTTAGATCAATCTAGTGCTGTTGCTGCTTCTGACAGTTTAGGGTCAGTTATTGATTCTATAAGTGTGGCTAACTTACAGATACAAAGTGATGACGCTATGAATCCTATAAATATGATAAATGATATGCTAAAAGTTAATGATGCCACCAATACACTTTTAGATGAAACAGGACTCAGCGAAAAAGATATTAAAGTCGTAGTTTCAGGTATGGCTACAAGTTTAAGAAGT